AAAATATGGAGGTAAATTTTTAGATGAAAAAAATGATGATGAAATTAAAAGAAGCGAAGGTGAAAGCTTTTACACTGGTCGAAATGAGGGATAGTAAAACTCTCTCTATATTTTCCACTTGATGACAATGCTATCAGCTGTGACTTGTACTTTCTTGACTAAGGCTCTAACTATGGTCTTTTGAGACTCATAGTCCATCTTGTAGATGTCTCCCTTGCTCAATTCTTGCTTGATAGTATTTTTGGTCTCCTCTTGTTTAAGAGATGGGTCATTATCTAGCTCTTTTTCTAACAAGGCTCTCATGTTTAGAAATTCGCTTGACTTGCTCTGTAATTCTTCTAGGGTAATTCTGTCATCTATGTATAGGTCGTTAAGTCTACTGATTTTTTTAGTCAATTCTTGTATCTGTTTCTGATAGCTCTCACGGTCTATGGACTCTTTGTGATTATCTGATAAGATTTTTTCTAAGTATTCGGAGTCATGCTGCAACTTATTGACCTCTTGCAAGACATAGGCCTCAAGGTCATCCTTGTAATAAAAGCCTGAGTCACATTTTTTGTTATCGTTGTATGTAGTGACCCCTCTCAACTTTCTAGGGTGTCTTTGATGACACTCATATTTTATAAACCTAGTGCCATCTTTTCTAATCACGCCCATCAAGATTTTTAGGGGCGCTAGACAGTAGCCACATTGAGCGATACCTGATAGCATGTACTTTGCTTGAAATGGCCGAGGATTGAAATTTTCAAGCGCTGTCCTTTGTCTGATTTTAAGTTCTTTTTGAGTCTTATCATAGGCCTCTTTTGAGATAATAGGCTCATGGTTGCCTTTGTAGATTTCTCCCATAAATTGATTATAGCCACAGTAGACAGGGTTATCTAATATCACTCTGACCGCTCTGTAATTCCAGGGCTTTTCTTTTGGAAATTTCTCATTAAGGTCATCCCTGAGCTTAGTGATAGACCTACCTGATAGATAGCTCTCAAAGATAAATTTGATAGCTAGTGACTGGACTGGGTTGATGGTCATGGTGCCTGTTTCTTTGTGGTAGTCATACCCATAAGATGTCTTAGCCCACATCATGGACTTTCCAGCCTTTGCACGCCCTAGCTTACCAAGTTGCATTCTTTCCTTGATTTGCTCCCTCTCCAGCTGAGCAAACACGCTCAAAAGTCCTATCATAGCCTTGCCAAAAGGCGTAGAGGTGTCAAAATTCTCTTGTAAGCTCAAAAATTCAATTCCATTCTTAATGAAAACATCCTCAATCAAGAATAGTGTATCTTTCTGACTACGGCTGAGGCGGTCTAGCTTATAGACTAGGACGGTATCAAATTTTTTCTTGTCAGCGTCTTTGATAAGCCTCTCTAGCGCTGGTCTTTCAGTATTAGAGCCTGAAAAACCTCCATCAGTATATACTTTGTAAACCGTCCAGTCCTTAATTTTACAGTAGGACTCTAATTTGTCTATCTGCTCCTCTATCGAGTACCCCTCCTCAGCCTGTGAGGTAGTGGATACCCTGACATAGATTGCCACTTTGTTTGTTGATTTCATTGCTTTTGTACCCCCTTTTGTGATAAAATAGGGTATAGAAAAGAGGGCTTTTTTAATGCCTATCTTTCTATACATCCCGCTCCACGCTCAGAGTCGCCAAACTTTGTGAGCGTGGGGCTTTTTTATTTGTTATATATTATCATCTACTCTCTCTTGTAAGATGTTCAATTTTTCTTTCAGGTCATTTACTCTTGCTAAATTACTATTCATTTCATTGATGTAGTAATTGATTTCATTGTGAATTTCTAAAGCGCTCGTTGGTGCATTTAGGGAGTTGAAATAATTAACTAATTCTTTGCAAAACCTAGCGTACTCACTATGATACCTTATTTGCATTTGGCACATCATTAAATCAAATTTATTTTTGTCCCATGTCGGAAAATCAATATCAAGATTTGTTGGATATTCTTTAGCTGAGTGTATCTCCCATAGTGATGAGTATTTGTCAGCAATAACCTTTCCTTCCTCAGTCAAAAGTGTTTTACCGTCATCATCATAAAGCAATGAGTTGTCTTTGAATTTTCTTGTTATTTTTTCAGCATTTAGATTGTAATCATGAAAAAAATATTTAGGGATTGATATAGTTGATTTTCTCCCGCTCTTTGTTTTCCCCCACCAAACCAAGAGTAGTAATTCTCTAAGAGGATAACCCTCTGGAGTTATAAAGTTATCGTTGTATTTTGGAAAATCAAAGCCTCTTCCATAAATTTCAAACATATTAGGTCTTGAGTTTATTATTTTGAAATACTCAGGCCGATAGTAGTCAAATTCTTTAGACGGAGAAACAGTAACGGAAATTTGTTGCGGTTCATTCTGTTTTTTACTTCCAAATAAAAAATTAAATATTCCCATATTAAAATCCTCTCTAATGTGATTCAGTTATTGCACGTATTTTTAAACCTTATAAATTTCTACTACCTCTCCAATAGTACGGATATCATCATTTTCTGACAGATGGATTTCCTCATAGGTATTATTGAGGCTTTGTAGATACCATGCCCCACTGTAGTCACGTTTCAACTTTTTGACAAAGTTTTTACCGTTTACCTGGAAAACACCAATAGAATTGACCTCAACCTGACTAGTGACCTTGATGAATAATAGGTCATTATCTTCTATAAGAGGCTCCATGGAGTCCCCTGCAACCTTAGCGATGGTGTCATAGTTATCAGGGACATCATCAGCTCTGAGCTTGACTTCCATGTGTAGATTATCCTCTTGGAAAGTTCCATGACCTGCAGCTACCAATCCCTCAACATAGGCAGTGACATAATCATCCTGAGATTTTTCAAAAATGGATAGAGGGGTAGCACTCTCTTGCTCCTCAAGTTGAGCCTGAGCATAATCCAAGACTTTTTCTTGTCTTTCCTTTGAGAGTTTGCTATAGATTGGTAAGATTTCAGCTTGTTCTAAATCAATGCCATTAAAATAATCTAATGGCACATCAAAGAAATCAGCAAGGATTTTGACAGATGAGAGCCGTGGCTCCTCTTTATTATTCTCCCATTTTGAAATTCTACCCTTGTTAAAATTGATAGTGTCAGGGTAGTTCTTGTTAAGTGTATCAGCTAACTCCTCAAGAGTTAGATTACAGCTCTTTCTGAGCTCTTTAATTCTGTTTCCTATCATTGTTGTTGCTCCTTTTCTATAGATAGAATACCATAAATGTTGCGAAAACACAAATTTTTTTAAAAAAATTAAAAAAAGTTGTTGACAACGAAAAATAAAGGAGTATAATAGACTTATCATCAAGTTGCGAAACCGCAACTAAAAAGAAAGGAGATGTCTATGGCAGGTGTGTTGGAACTAGATAAACCATACCATAATTTGAAAGGTATCATCGTTTCAAAAGGATTGAAACAAAATGATATTGCTGACAAGTTAGGGATGGATAAGTCTACTCTGAGCGTGAAACTCAACCGATACAAAGGGCGAGATTTTACATTCTCAGAGGCAAGCAAACTGGCAGAGTTGCTAGGTGTCAAAATGGAGGATTTCTAGCAATATTTTTTTACTTTAAAAGTTGCGAAAACAACAACAAAGAAAGGAGCACAGATGAACGAACTCATCGAGGTCACACTAAATGACAACCATGAGCCAGTGATTTCAGGTAGACAGCTGCATGAGGCACTTGAGGTAAAGACACCTTACTCAATGTGGTTTGAAAGAATGGTTGAGTATGGTTTCACTGAAAATCAAGATTTTTTGCTTAACAATTTTGTGAAGCAAACAGGGCGAGGAGGTCACAACAGAGTAGACCACATCATCAAGCTAGACATGGCCAAAGAAATTGCCATGATCCAGCGAACGGAACGAGGCAAGCAAGTCAGACAATACTTTATACAAGTAGAGAAAGACTTTAATAGCCCTGAGAAAATCATGGCAAGAGCCTTGCTTATGGCTGATCAGAAAGTCCACAAGCTGGAGGCTCAGATTGAGGCTGACCGTCCTAAAGTACTCTTTGCTGAGGCAGTCAGTGCTAGTCACACATCTATCCTGGTTGGAGAGCTTGCTAAGTTGCTCAAACAGAATGGGGTAGACATGGGAGCTAATCGCTTATTTAATTGGCTAAGAGCTCATGGCTATCTCATCAAACGCAATGGGCGTGACTGGAACATGCCTACACAGAAAAGCGTAGAAATGGGACTCATCAGGGTCAAAGAAACCAGTATCACACATGCTGACGGCCACATCACAGTTAGCAAGACACCACTTGTCACTGGCAAAGGTCAACAGTACTTTATCAACAAGTTTCTCAATCAGGAACGTTTGACAAGCTAAAAGAAAAGCCCTCAAAAGACGGCAAATCCATTTGAGAGCTAGAAAAATACTTTATGAGGTAATTATACCATGAAATCACAAAAAAAGAAATGGGAGCCACGGATAATCAACATCATGGCAGATGGCTCACAGGTTGACAATCTATCAGGGTACACAATCCCTGCAGGTCATTCATACTATGACATCATTTTAGGTGCACACAGCCAAGAATTTTAGAGAGAGGGGACGCAATATGAGGTATGCAGTACATAATCAGGAACACTCACGAAAACTACACATCACTCAATAACGCTTTCACTCAAGACAGCAGGCTTGAACCAGCAACAATAGGCATATTGACGGTAATTTTGACCAATAAGCCTGACTGGGTTGTATACCCTGAGGAAATCGCTAGGCGGTTGAATATTAGCAGGCGTACAGTGGATAGACATTTTAAGATACTAGAGCAATGTGGATACTTGCTATCTGTGAGAATTAGCCACGGCAGAGGGAATGGGACAGAATTTAGACGGTTTTTCTCAGACAGCCCTATGTCAGAAAGCTATAAAACTTACTTAAAGAGTAATCTGGCTGATGAGTTATCCACAGGTAACTAGAGAGAGTCATTTTACACTTGGAAGATTTTGCCATGTTAAAAATTGCCATGTTAAAAATTGCCATGTTAAAAATTGCCATGTTAAAAACTGCCGTCTAATAAGTACTAACTATATAACAAGTATTAACTATACAATAATCTAAGCCTACGGCACTAACTTAATAATAAATACTAACTTACAACAAACTACTAATACTAATAAATAAAAGAAAGAGAATAAAAATCATGACTTATAAAGAACTCATCAAACAACAACAGGAAAAAATTGAACGTATCGAACAACTACAAGAGGATTTACATAAATTATCTACATTTTCCTTACTAACTATTGATTTATTAAATTTACCTGATGGGCTAAGAGCTCCGACAAAGGCTATCCATGATGTCTCACATGTCATCAAGGATGTATTAGATGGTATGAGTCCAAGAGAGGCTATTGAGAAAAACATGACAGAGAAAGATGATGAGGAGTAATAAAAATGTGGAATAAATTAAAAAACTTTTTAGGGCTAGACGAAATCTTGGCAGATGAGCCAATTCAGGAACCAAAGCAAAAAAACAGCAATCTAATTGATGTAAGAGCCTTGCAGATTGAAAATCAACTACTTAAACAAGAAATCAAGCTCAAAAATGAGTTACTAAATGAGCTATCACAGGATAACATGGCTCTAGGTAGACAATGTCAGGGATATGCTGAGAAAGTATATGACCAACAAAAACTAATCAATATCTATCAAGAGATGGCTAATTAAGGAGGCAGAGCATGGACAGAGGACTTTTTGGGACTTTTGACTATGACAGAGATTATCTACAACCTACAGAGCCCCAGAATGAACTTGAGCCGTCTGATTATGTATTCAGTGCTGGTCAGTGGATTTATGTAGGAGATTGTTAGCCTATGGATAGAGAGCACTATGAGGACAGTGCCTACTGGAGACAGAGACACTTTGAGACTTGCTGTGAGCTAGGGTCTATTATCAATGAGCAACAGGACAAGATAGTCTCACTCATGAACGAAAACAACCGCTTAAAACACAATAGAGGTAAAAGGAAATGACAAACGATATTCAAACAGCAGAGAAAAATTTTTTAGAAGACCCACAGACTTTGACAAGTGGGATTGTTAGAAAATATCTTGACCCACAAGGGAAAGCTAGTGATGAAGAATTAGCTTATTTCATTGCTCAAGCAAGGGTGCAAAATTTAAACCCTTTTACGAGAGAGATTTATTTTATTAAGTACGGAAACCAACCAGCTCAAATAGTTGTAGCTCAAAAAGCATTTCAGAAAAAAGCTGACGCTCACCCTCAATATGACGGGATGGAGTCGGGGATAATTTATGAAAAAGATGGCGAAATCCAACGCTCTGAGGGTGCTTTCCTACCAAAAGGGGCAGAAATATTAGGAGCGTGGGCGGTAGTATACAGAAAAGACCGTACACACCCAACAAGAGCAGAGGTCACTTTTTCTGAGTACGATAACTCAAAGATTAGAAAAGAGGGAAAAATCAATCAATACGGCAAAGAAAACAAACCTAACACATGGGATGAAAAGCCAGCAGTTATGATACAAAAAGTAGCAACAGTAACAGCTCTTAGAAATGCTTTTCCTAATGAACTTGGTGGACTTTATGAGGCTGATGAGTTAAGAGAAGTTAAGGACATTACACCTCCAGCGCCTCAAGAAAGCCGTGAGGATGTAGTAGCACGCAAAATGGCTCAGATTGAGCAGTTTAACAGAGAGCAAGAGACAAGCTATGTAGCACCTGAGATGGAACCTGAGACACCTCATGAACCAATCCAGGGCGAGCTACTAGATGACAATGAGCTTGAATTTTAGAGAGGAACAACATGCAAGAATTACAGGTAAAAATCACACAGGCTCAGGTTGAAATCATTGACCGTGAGAAATTTGAGCAGAATATCAACGAGGTAGTGGCTAAGTATCAAAATTACACGGTCACAGCCTCAACTATCAAGGATGACAAGCAAGTACTTGCTAATTTACGTAAACTAGACAAGCAAGTCTCTGATGAACGTATCAGAAATAAAAAGCTACTATCTGAGCCTGCTGATGAGTTTGATAAATACATCAAGCAAGCTATCCAGCCGCTAAAAGACATCATTGAAAAAATTGATGTAGATGTCAAAGAGTTTGAGAACCATCAAAAAATGGTCAGACTAGATACGGTCAAGGCTTACATCTCAAACAAGTCAGCTGAGTACATGATAGACCCTAGAGTCTTTGATGAAAAGGCTGCAGAATACATCAAGGCTAGTGATTTTATGGCTGATGGGATGACCCTTAAAAAAGCAACTATGAAAAGCCTTGATGATATGGTCACATTTGAATTTCAGAAACAGCAAGAATTTGAAAAGGCTAAGTCAGCTATTTCAGGGTTATGTGCTGAGTATGGCATGACTGACTCACCTTACATCCGACAGCTGAAAGACTTGACGCTTGCTGAGGTCTTTGAACAAATCAAAGCTGACTATGAATTTGAAAAGCAAAAGGAAGAGCTCAGACAAGCTCAAGAACGAGCAGAGCGAGCTAGTCAGGAGCTTTTAGCAGCTCAACAATCCAAACAGCAAGAACAGGCTCCAAAATCAACAGAGACCCCAAATTTTGACCCAGAGACAGGCGAAATCTTGGACAGTGAGCAAATCCCTCAAAATGAGACAAAAGCTCTCAGAGAGGCTGAAAATAACTCTGATGACTACAACCTTAAAATGGGACTTACGGTATTTTTTAAAGATCTGGAAGAAAAAGAACGATTTAAAAAGGCTTTGTCTGACTCTGATTTTGAATATGGGAAAAACTACTGGATTAAAGGCTTTGGTTGGCTTATGCAACCGTTAAAACAGGAAGAGCTTGCAGATAATTTGGAGGCTATCACTGTCAAAAAAGCCACTGAAAGACAGGTGTAGCTATGGAAATTAGAAAAGTATCTGATAGCATTTCAATCTATTCAGACGGTAAGAGATTGCAGGTTATCCACAACCTAGGGGATGAGTTTATCTTAGATTTTGAAATTAAAAATTACAAAACTATAAATATTGATGATCTGAGCCCACGCATTGTAAGTGAGATTACTCCAATTTTTAAAGTGAGTGGGTACTGCTCACGAAGTGGAGAAGACACCCAACGCTTAAAATGGGCTATCCGTCAATTTGAGGACTTTGATGAGTATATTAAAGATAATGAGGATGATTTGATTAGATGGTGGAAAAATCCAGGGAGGAAAATAAATGATCAATAACGTCACATTGGTTGGGAGGCTTGTAGCGCCTCCTGATCTACGAAAAACGCCTAACAACGTATCTAGTTTGCAGGGCACACTTGCGGTCAATCGCAATTTCAAGAATGAGAATGGAGACCGTGAGGCTGATTTTATCAATTTCCAAGCGTGGAGAGGTACAGCTGACATCATTGCTCAGTATTGCAGCAAGGGCTCATTTATTGGGATCATTGGACGCATACAAGTGAGGTCTTACGAAAAAAATGGTCAGCGTAGATATGTGACTGAGGTAGTTGCTGAGAGTGCCTATCTGTTAGAGAGTCGCAATAAACAACAGGGACAAGGTAAAGCTCAAGCAAACAATGCTTACACAGGGAATAGCAACCTATTCAGTCAGCCTGACCCATTCAGTATCTCTGATGATGATTTACCATTTTAGGAGCTGCTAAATGAAATTGACACTTAACATTGAGCCTAAGCCACAATCAAGGCCACGGTTTGCAAGACGTGGGAGTTTTACCACAACTTACGAAGATAAGGGCATGAAAGCATGGCGCAATAGTTGCCAGTTACTCATTGCTAATCAGTACATGGGTCAGTCTATCCTTGAGGGAGCTTTGAGGGCACGGCTTAGATTTTACATCAAGCCTCCTCAGTACCTCTCCAAGGTCAAGAAATATCATCAAGCGCTACTAGATGAGGTTATCCCAGTAGACAAAAAGCCTGACATAGACAACTATGAAAAGGCTCTATATGACAGCATGTCAGGCATTGTCTTTAAAGATGATGGACAGATAGCTTTGCATGATGTAGGCAAATTTTACAGCCTAAATCCTAGGATAGAGATAGAAATTGAGGAGATGAAATGGAAAACTTAATAGATGTACTCAGAGAGGAGAGATACTCAGCTATAGCAGTCTTAGTGATTGGTCTCTTATCATTTGCTGGGGGATGGTTTGACCCATTCAAGGCTAGACCCACAAAAGCGCCTATAATCATTTATAAAGTTGACAATGCAGGGGCTGAAATTGATGGAAAAATCGTAGACAAGGAAATTATTGAGGGACGGCATACAGTCACTGTGGCCTCTTATGGCAAGTTTTTAGTAAGCAAGTCCCAATATGAGAGCCTAAAAGTAGGCGATGACATGCCTGAGTATTTGAAATAAAGGAGCAAAAAATGGACTATAAAAAAAGGTTGACAGAAAAACAACGTGAACGATTTGCTTTTATGCTAAGGTATAAACGACTAGAGAGAGATTTGACAATTACAGAATTAGCTAACAAGTTAGGTTACTCAACCGCAAGTATATCTTATTGGGAAAATAAGAAAACAAATCCCAACCTATACAAAGTACAGGATGTGGCTAGTTTCTTTGGGCTCCCACTAAATATCATGATAGGAGAGGGATAAGGAGGTAGAGTAATGAATAAACAAGAATTGATTAAGAAAATCAAAAATTTGCCATTTGTATTATTATCTGAACGATACATTAGTCAGAATTATGTACTAGAACTCTTGGAACAACTAGACGAACCGCAGAAACCAGTAGTACCGCAGTTTGTGGCGGAGTGGTATGAGGAACACAAGAAAGATTTAGGATATAGTATTTGGAATTATATATATTATTGGGATCAACAAGAAGGTTATGATTTCAAAGACTGGTTTGATTATGGTTGTTGTGGCACTATCCAAACCCTCTTCAACATGCACCAATTCGGCTACGAGGTCGAGGAAGAGAAGCGGTATATCGTGAGATTGAAAAATATTCGCGAAGACCGCGAAACTTTGAACTGCGAAAAACGTTTAAAAATATGGAATTTTTCAAGTGAAGAAGAAACCACACTTTTTAGAACAAAACACACCCGCAAACAACTAGAAGAAGCTGGTTTCGGTTGGGTGTTTGATTGTGAGGGAGTGGAAGTAGAGGAGGTTGAAGAATGAACCAGCTAACTTGTACTAACTGTTATTCAACATCTACAACGCACCATCACACTGATTGGAATCATATTGACAATACCACTGGTTTACAAAAAGCAGTTAGTGTAGTCCTATGTTTAGATTGTAAAACATTGTTTGTTGATGATAGAACATGGTAGTAGATATTTAAGGAAATGGAAGAATGATACCAAAATTTAGAGCGTGGGATAGCGTAGAAAAGAAATTCGTAGAACATTTTTTTATCACAGATAACGGCTTGATTTGCAACATGGAAAAACCAACATCAGGCTACAACTCTCCTATTCCTATCGAAAAGTCAGAATTGATCCTCATGCAATCAACAGGATTGTTTGACAAAAATAACAAAGAAATTTTTGAAGGGGATATAGTTCGGGTTCTTGATAGTCCTTATACTGTTTTTTACGATAACGAAAGAGGAAGTTATCGCTTGAAACCACACGATGACAGATGGAATGTTGATTATATGTCTAATTTTTCGCATGGTGGAAATTTCGAAGTTGTCGGAAATATTTATGAAAATAAGGAGCAATTATGATAATTATAAGCACGAATCCCAAAAATCAACTTTTGGAAAAAGTAGAAGAAGAGCTTGATTTTTTAGGAGTCAATTACGAAATTAAAAAATCATGGACAGATGAACTCATCAAACAATGTTTTGTCAATAATTTTGAATTCTGTTCAGGGCATTATATGAGCCAAATTAGAAAATTGAATTTTGAACAAGTATTAGAGATGATACACAAAAATCCTAAAATGTTAAGAAAATTCATTGTTATAAACGGGAATAAATCGATAGCTGATTTTCCTAAAATAAGTCTTGTTAGAAAACAGTTGAAAGGGTTATTAAAATGAGCAAAGAAGCAAGGATGTTTTACAATCACATTAAAAAACAACTGGTCTATGTTCCGAATACATCGATTGCTGAAAGGTTGAAAAAACATATTTTAGCACATCCTAATTTTAATAGCAGCAGAAGTTTTTTAGATGCTGTTGTTGCAAACTACTGCATTAACAGAAAGAAAGATAAGTTACCTAGTCGTGAAGTGCTTGATTGGTTAGGTAAATTTCTAGATTTAAACTACGAAAATCCAGAGCTTTTGGAGGTGGAAGGATGAAACCTAAAAAATATCCATATTCAGGAACTGCAAAAGCAAAGAAACCAGCTAAAGAAGATAAGCTAGAGCTTGTAGTTTTTCCTAATATATCATTAAGAAAAAGCTTGCTCAAGCACATTTACTCAGTTGTCAAACAACATGACAATACTACAATCATTTATTTCAGACTTCCAAAAGTTTTTGGATTAGACTATGAAGAACAAAGAGCTAAAGTAAATCTTAGCTATGAGAAAACTATAAAAATTTTAAATGAGGTAAACTAAAGGAGAGGCAGAGAGTGAGCAGAGCTAAAGAACTCTTGACAGAGCTACAGAGCTTGGACATGGATATCCAAAGCCGTATAGATGAAATCAATGAGCTTGAGGCTGGCCTACTCTCAAGCCCTAAGTGGACTGATGTAAAAGTCCAAAGTGGCCAAGTTAAAAAGATTGATGATGTATATGCTCAGTTGATTACTATGAAACAAGAGATAGAGCGTGACATCAAAGAAATTATAGATAGAAAGCTAGAACTGAGCAGGCTGATCAATAAGCTATCAAATCCGAAATATAGGACAGTATTAAGGATGACATACATAAATAAGATGTACGTAGATGATATTTGTGACAAAATGGAGATCAGTAGGACTACATTTTATACATGGAGAGGCTTGGCTATTAGTGAGTTAAATGATTTACTAAATCGGACTAAATCGGACTAATAAGGCTAAAAATTGTTAGCACGGTTTTTAAAATCTGATAAAATGATAGTGTCAAATGCTGAAAAGGTTTGATATTATCTCCTTATGTTTTGAGAGGCTACGGCCTCTTTGAGGTAGTGATACGGATGATAGGCTCTTTCTCTATGTTGTTGTTCCTTTGGAGACTGTCCCTGGTTCGAGTCCAGGCACTACCATTTTTAAAAGCTACAAAAAAATAAAAATGTAAAGGTAACAATATACTATTGGTTCTAATTGAGGTTAGTAGCTCCTCAGATTAAGTCACTCAATGAGTGGCTTTTTTATATTTCAAAACAAATAAACAGCAGGAGGTTTAGGCTTGGGTAGAGCAAGAGACCCCAACCGAGACAAAGCATTTGAAATCTATTCAGAGCACAATGGCAACATTGAACTGATTGAGATTGCTGAGCGTTTGGGTGTTTCATCTGGCACTGTCCGAGGTTGGAAAAGTAAAGACAAATGGGAACCTAAAATAAAAGGAACGCTCCAAAAGAAAAATAAGGAACGCTCCAAAAAACCAAGAGGCGCTCCCAAAGGTAGCAAAAACGCTCTAGGGCATGGAGCACCTAAGGGAAACACTAACGCCATTAAACATGGTTTATTTTCTAGGTATCTCCCTCAAGAGGTATATGAGATAGCTCAGGAACTGTCAGAGAAACAACCTATTGACATCCTATGGGAAAATATCACGCTGACTTATGCTAATCTTTTGCACGCTCAGCGTATTTTGTATGTGCAAGATGTTGATGATACTACAAGTATAATGATAGCTACTACAGCCAAAGGAGGCTCTAGCTATGAAATCCACACATCATGGGATAAGCAAGGCAAGGCGTTAGCTGCAATAGCAAGAGCTCAGGCTGAACTAAGAGGCATGATAAAGACCTATGATGAGCTTACACGCTCTCCACTGGTCACAGAGGAGCAACGTTTGAGGATTGATAACCTCAAGGCTCAACTAGGTTCTAATGATGAGGATGATACAGTCATAACTGGATTTACATTTGATAGGAGTGAGTACAATGGTAACACTGAACCTAGCCAAATTGATTAACCCAGTATTTGATGATGTCCTATACACAAACAAGAGCCATGTAGTGCTCAAGGGTGGCCGTGCCTCTACTAAGTCATCAGTAGTATCCATTGACCTTGTCAATGACTTTATCAATGACCCTAATGGTAATGTAGTAGTCTTACGCAAAGTAGGCAAATACTTGAGAATGTCAGTATATGAGCAGATTAGATGGGCTATCTATGAGATGGGCTTAGCTAATCAGTTCAAGTTTGGGAAATCTCCCTTACAGATAACTCATATCAAGACAGGAACGGCTTTTTATTTTTATGGGGTTGATGATCCCATGAAACTCAAATCACAAAAGATAGCTAAAGGTTATGTCATGGCTGTATGGTTTGAGGAACTTGCTGAGTTTGCAGGCCGTGAAGATATTGACATAGTTGAGGATACTTTCATCCGTCAAGAATTGCCAAATGGTAAAGAGGTCAAAGTCTATTTCACTTACAACCCTCCACGCAATCCCTATGACTGGATAAATGAGTGGGTGGCTGAGAAAGCTAGTGACCCTACATACATGATACATCATAGCACCTATCTTGATGATAGACTAGGCTTTCTGTCCAGGCAGATGATTGAGAAGATAGAACGCTATAAGGAGACTGACCCTGACTATTACAGATGGATGTATTTGGGTGAGGTTATTGGTTTAGGTAATCATGTCTATAACATGAGCTATTTTAAACCACTAGAGAGCCTCCCTACTGATGATAAGCTAATAGGCATATCATTTGCTATGGATACTGGACACCAACAGTCAGCTACAACCTGTGGAGCTTATGGGCTTACAGCAAAAGGCAAGGTCATCCTATTAGATACTTTCTACTATAGTCCAGCTGGCAAGACCATCAAAAAGGCACCTAGTGAGTTATCTGTCATGATACATGATTTTATAGACAAGGTCATGAAACAGTACAGAGTACCTAAATTAAAAATGACCATTGATAGTGCGGAGGGAGCTTTGAGAAACCAATATTTCAGAGATTATGGAGAACGCTGGCACCCAGTTGCTAAGAAGAAAAACCAGACCATGATTGACATGGTTATCAGTTTATTAGCTGAGGGGCGTTTTTATTACCTTGATACTGAAAATAACAGGGTATTCATTGAGGAGCATAAGATGTACCGATATGATGACAAGACCATCAACACAGATGACCCTAAAGTCATCAAGGAAGATGACCACACGGTAGATGGTTTCAAGTATTTTGTCCTAGATAACGCTAGAGAGTTAAATCTAAAAGCCTAAAGGAGCTAGTAATGGGAATAGTCCAAAAAATTAAAGATATTTTTAAAAGGAGTAAATATGTGATGACTAGTCAAAATCTAACATACATCACTGACCATCCGAAAATAGCGGTGTCATCAGCAGAGTATGACCGTATTAGAGAGAATATTAAGTATTTCTCAGGTCATTATCCACAAATTGAATACACGGACAGCAACGGTACTAAAAATAAAAGAGATTTCAACCATTTGCCTATTGGCCGTACAGCTGCTAAGAAAATTGCAAGCCTTGTATTTAATGAACAGGCTGAAATCAAACTAGATGATGGGCAAGCTAATAAGTTTATCCAACAACAGCTACAAGATGACCGATTTACCAAGAACTTTGAGCGATACCTTGAGAGCTGTCTGGCTCTTGGTGGTCTTGCTATGAGGCCTTATATTTATGGTGACCGTGTAAGAGTGTCATTTATTCAAGCACCTGTTTTTTTGCCATTGCAGAGTAACACTCAAGATGTGTCTAGTGCTGCAATCGTGACCAAGACCATCAAAGCTGATGGTAACAAGCAGAGATATTACACGCTGATTGAATTTCATGAGTGGTCAAATGATAAATACACGGTGTCAAACGAGCTATACAGGTCTGATAATCAGAATGCAATAGGCTCAAGAGTGCCACTGTCAGAGATTTATGAGGATTTAGAGGAAGTGGTGGAGTTAAATGGCTTGAGTCGTCCACTATTCACTTATCTAAAGCCACCAGGAATGAACAACAAAGACATCAATAGTCCTCTTGGTCTATCTATCTTTGATAACGCCAAGACTACAATAGACTTTCTTAATACCACATATGATGAATTTATGTGGGAGGTCAAGATGGGTCAGCGTAGAGTGGCAGTACCTAGCCAAATGATTAAAGCAGAATATAATCAAGATGGCGAGAATGTAGTGGTCAAGCGTGAGTTTGAGGCTGGCCACAATGTTTATGAGCAGTTTGACTCTGGTGATATTGATAAGGGCATAGGTATCACAGACCTTACTACACCTATTAGATCAGATGACTACATCAAGGCTATTAACGAGGGCTTGGCTCTCTTTGAAATGCAGATAGGTGTATCAGCTGGGATGTTTGGTTTTGATGGTAAGTCAATGAAAACAGCCACAGAGATTGTCTCTGAAAATAGCGATACATACCAAATGAGAAACAGTATTGTCAGTCTAGTAGAGCAATCACTAAAAGAGCTTATTATCTCAATGCTAGAGTTAGGCAAAGCCTACAAACTCTATAAGGGAAACATCCCTGAGATGGACAAAATCAGCGTCAATCTTGATGACGGTGTCTTTACTGACAGAAATGCAGAATTGGACTACTGGATAAAAGTAGTAAATGCTGGCTTTGGTACTGACACCATGGCTATTGAGAAAGTCCTAAATGTGACACCTGAAAAAGCTAAAAAGATTAAGGCTGAGATTGATGGCAATGTCATTGATGATGTAAATGATGAGCGTAGCTCTGAGGATGTAGGAGTCTATGGAGAATGAAAGTATTAAAACAAATTTTAAGAAGATTTAAGCAAAAAATAATGTCATCTGTAGGTATTGAAAGCCCCTCACTAGAACAAGCAAAGCTAGTAAAGGAGATAGTGGAGGCTGTCCATGAAAGACAAAAAGAAACCAATCAAGCTAAATGATCAGCAACTAATGCTTGACGCTAGTAGAGTAGCTGACATTTACCATCAGCTAACTCTTGACCTTTTTGATCAGGTTATAGACCGTATCAAAGAGCGTGGCTCTGCTAGTCTTAATGATAACCCTTATATCTGGCAACTTGAGAAGATGAATGAGATGGGGCTACTCAATGATGACAATGTCAGTCTTATCTCAGAGCGCTCAGGAATTGCTGAGGAACAGCTCAGGTATGTCATACAAAATGAGGGCTACAAGGTCTATAAAGACACAAAAGAGCAACTACTGGAGTCCATGGGTGGACAATTTACTGATAACTCACTCATTCAGACCAATTTAGCTGCTTATGTCAATCAGACCATGGGAGACATAGATAACCTTATCAATACAACTTTACCACTGAGTGTCAGAAAGGTTTATCAGTCTATTGTTGAGGAGAGTGTAGCCAAAGTAGTCACAGGCCTTACAACATCAGATAAAGCCATCTCTGATACAGTCATGAAATGGGCTGAAAAGGGTTTTTATGGCTTTACTGATAGCCAAGGCAAGCGCTGGAAAGCTGACACTTATGCTAGGCAGGTTATTAAATCCACAGCTTGGAGGGTCTACCGTGAGGTCAGAATGGCTCCAGCTGATGAGATGGGTATAGATACCTTTTACTATCACAAAAAGGCCACAGCAAGAGAAATGTGCGCTCCTCTACAACATCAGATAGTAACTACTGGAGTTGCTAGAGAAGTAAATGGAGAGCGTGTCTTAGCTCTAGCTGACTATGGCTACGGTCATCCTGCTGGATGTCAGGGTATAAATTGCACCCATGAGATGACACCATACATCCCAGGAGTCAACTACAAGCCTGATTTGCCTGATCATTTGAAAGACTTAACGCCTGAGGAGGCTATAGCAAATGCAAACGTACAGGCTAAACAGAGAGCTCTGGAGAGGTCTATCAGGAAGTCTAAGGAGCTTTTGCATGTTGCAGAAAAACTAGGAGACAGTGAGCTAATCTCTAATTATAAGAGTAAGGTCAGGATGAAACAGGGAGCTATGAGAGGCTTTTTGAGTCAACACCCTTACCTACATAGAGATTATGCCAGAGAGAAATACTATGATGATCCATTTTCTCAAGCTCAAAAAGAAGTAAAGCTCAGGAAGAAGATGGCAGAACATCATTACATCAAAGAGGATGAAATACCTGCATTTAAGAAAGTGGGCGGGAAAATCACTAAAGCAGAGCGTAAAGTTATCTATGCTCCAGACTTTGACAGTATGGGGTATATAGCAACAAATAGGAGCTTTGATATTAACAAAGCTCTCAGAAGTAATGGCACTATCCCACTTAGCAAAGAAGAAAGTAAAGTAGTTTTAACTCTTGATGGTGTTATTGAAAGAAATAGAGCGTTAAAAAATATAAAAGTTAGTCGCTTTGATGATGGTGGTTACTTTAAATCAATCATTACTAGCAATGCTGACTTGCTGAAAAAATATGATAGTGTATCTGATATGCTGAACTCTGGAGAGGCTGTTTTCAGTAACGCTGCTTACACATCAACTAGTTATATACCAAAATATAACTTTTTCAAAACTAGAAAAGTCAAAACCATCATCAATATTTCAAAAGATAGTAAAATATACTTTACAGATAATGACGCTGAGTCTGAAATTATCATACCAAGAAATGCAAAATATGATATAATTAGTATGAAAGAAAACAAAGGCGGCATTGTCTTAGAAATGAATTTAAGAGAGGAGTGATATTATGGAATTGTCAGAGGCTCTAAACTTTGTTGACTCTTTAAATCTGGATGAAAAACCTTTAGATTTTTCAGAGTTTACTGATGAACAATTACTGAGTATAAGTATTACACTTGACTTGCTTTCATTAGATGAGGCTAAAGCATTTGAATTAGAATTAAATAAGCGACAGCTTACAGAGAGATATTTTTCTATGAGAAAACCTAAAACTAGCGCTTAGTTTGATCTAGGCGCTTTTTTAATACCATAAACCACTATAAACCTATGGGAGCCCATCAGGTTTTTTATTTTGCCCTGGAGCATGGCGTAAAACTGTCTTAATTTGTCCATGTGACGTAAAAAGGAGGATTAAGACATGAGTCTTAAACGTGAAATGTTAGTTGAGGCAGGTATTGAGGATAAGTCAGTGATTGACAATATCATGCAAGCGTACGGTGCAGGTATTGAGAATGCAAAATCACAGGCTAAATCTGAGCTACAAGCTGAAAATGATACATTAAAGCAACAACTTGAGCAACAGACTCAAGCTATCCAAGACTTGCAAGCCAAAGAGGGTGCTAGTGAGGAAAGCAAGCAACAACTTGAACAACTCAAGGCACAATTTGAGCAGTATAAGCTGGATAGTGAGGCAAACCTTGCTCAGGTAACCAAAACCAATGCTATTGCCCTTGCTTTGAAAGATGTAGGTGCATACAACTCTGATGATTTGATGAAATTCATTGACCTAGACAGTATTGAGCTAGGAGAAGATGGCAAGCCTCAGCTTGAGGACACAATCAACTCACTCAGAGAGTCAAGCCCTTACCTTTTCCAAACGGTGCAAGAGCAACCAAACCCTAACATCTCTGTCCCAGGCAACCCATCAGCAAGTAATGCAGATGACGGCTTGAGCGCAGAGGACAAAGCCCTTTTTGCAGGCTTTGACAGCGTATAATACTAAAAAAGAAAAGAGGAAAATATAAATGGCAGTAAACTACGCAGAAAAATTCAGTCAGAAAGTAGATGAGCGTTTTGCAAGAGAGGCTCTTACTACTAATACTATTAACCAGGATTTTGATTTCATTGACGCCGAGACAGTCAAGGTCTACACTGTAGCTACATCAGGAATGAATGACTACCAAACCACTGGTCAAAATCGCTACGGTACAGCTGACGAGCTTGGAAATTCAGTGCAAACTTTGACGCTTACTAAAGACCGTTCATTTACATTCACGATTGACAAGAAATCAGAGCAAGGCTCAAACGGTGTCATGGAGGCTGGTAAGTCTCTAGCTCGTCAAATTTCAGAGGTAGTCATCCCTGAGGTTGACAAATACCGTCTGTCAGCAATGGTTTCAGGTGCTGACACTGAGCATGTTGCAACAGGTGCAGTTACTAAAACTAATGCTTATGAGCTTGTACTTGAGGGACAATCTAAGTTGTCAGACGCTCTAATCCCTGTGGCTGGCCGTATCTTGCATGTGTCTCCTAAATTCTACAAGTTGATTAAACTTGATGATACTTTCATCAAAAACTCAGACCTTGCTCAAGAAATCACTGTCAAGGGTCAAGTAGGGATGATTGATGGTATGCCAGTAGTATTGACACCATCAACATATATGCCTACAGGCGTTGAGTTTATTATCGCTCACCCAGCAGCTACTACATCACCTGTTAAGTTGGAAGATTACAAAATCCATGACAACCCACCAGGCATTAACGGTAAATTAGTTGAGGGTCGTATCCGTTATGACGCTTTCGTCCTAGACGCTAAGAAAAAGGCTATTTATGTCCACAAAAAAGCCTAAGGAGGTAATCAATGGCTAATGATAACACAGTAGAGGAAGTAGTAGAGGTTAAAACTGATGTCACTTTGACTAAGGATGGGGTATCATTTACCCTGTCTGACCCTATCATGATTTCAGCTTTTGAAAACAATGGCTATAAAGTGGAGGAATAAACTAAATGGCTCAGTTTAAAGCAACAAGTAATGTTGTTTTTTATGTCAATGGCAAAGAGCAAAGTTATAACAAGGATGTAGTGTATGACATGGATGTCAAAGTAGCTGAGAGCTTAAATGCTCAAGGCAAACAGTCACATCCTGAGTTGAGCCCATTCTTTGAACCAGTTGACGAAAAAGAAGAAACCAAAGAGGCAGGTAAGTAGTGCCGCCTCTTTTTATTGGAGGTGGTTACTATCGCTTATTTGACTAAAGATGAGTTTAAAAATTTAGGATTTGATGAAGTAGATGGCTTTGAAAAATTATTGACAAAGGCAGAGGTGGCTATCAATCTCTTTCTTGATGGCTTTTATGGCACCAAGGATTTTGAGACTGATTTCAAGACTAGAAAGAAAGCTGTCAAACTTGCTACGGCTTACCAAGTGGCTTACTTAGACGCTAGTGGGTTCACTACAGCCGAGGATAAGCAAGCAGTCTCTACTGTGATACTTGGTAGGACTCATGTGAGCTATCATAACGGCACTGGGAGGCCGTTTGAAAGTGACAGATATAATCTATCACTTGACGCCTTAAACGTGCTAAAAGCAGCAGGCTTTGGCTATAGAGGGGTTGGTTATGATAGATAAACGGCTATTGATTGATACTGTAACAATTCAGAAAATCACAGGAGAAAAAGACGGATGGGGAAAAGATATGATGGAAAGCTCAGTGACCCTTAAACCTGTTAGATTTGATAGACAGTATCAAGTGCAAGGCACTCAAAACAACCGTAAAGAGTCTAAACCTAGCACCTTATTTGTGTACCCTAAACATTGTCCAGTCACTTTAGATGATACTTACATCAATGCCGTTATAAATGATGGTCGGCATGACTACAGAGTGCTCTCAGTCACACCTGTCAGTTATCCACATAACAGCAAAGTATTTTGCTATGAGCTGGAGTGTATCTGATGGGGACTAGCGTATCTTTGAAAGTTGACCTAAAAGGCATAGAGAAGAAAGTATCCCCACAAGCACTAGCCAAGGGCAAGTTAGCTATTGCAAACCAAATGCTGACTGACTTTACACCCTTTGTCCCTCGTAAGAGTGGAGACCTAAGCGGTAGTGGTCAGGCTACAAAGGATGGGGTGCGATACCCTGGCCCTTATGCAAGAGCTCAATTTTACGGCTCCAGCTATAACAAAGCAAGGACATTTGTATTTTCAAAATATACCACACCAGGAACTGGTAAACGCTGGGATTTAAAAGCTGAGGCTTTGCATGCTAGTGAGTGGGCTAAAGTAGGATTGACCGCAATGGGAGTAAAAACATGAATAATAACGATTTTTCAGAAGTATTAAGAGATTTCATCAATACACTAAATCTCTCTCTGACTTGTAGGCTTGACTATTTGTCGGAGAAAGAGGATTTAGTCCTATATCCTTTGCCAGGTGGCAAGATTTTAAAAGAGTACATGGACGGAAAGCAAGACATCAGCCTTGTTTTTGAGGTGGCTATCAAGACACTTGACCATCAAAGAACAAGCTCTATTTTGTGGAATATCAATCATGCTCTTGCTAATTTTGATTTAGAGCTACCTAGCAAAAATAACTCATATCAATTCAGAGGCCTTGAAGTCTCACAGCCATTCCTTAATGACCGTGATGACCAGGGCTTTTATATTTACATGTTAGATGTAACGGCAGAAATTGAAGTAAATGGAGGAAATTAAATGCCAAAATTAAAAAACGCCAAGCGTAAACACTATGTGGCGCCTTGGTCAGCAGAAAACGCAGCAACAGAGCCAACAGGTGACGCTTGGAAATGGCTTGCAGATGGAGTGACGACCGCTGAGGTTGAGAATGACGAGGAGACAGATGACACAGCTTACTACAATGGTGATGGAACACCCGAAACAGTAGTAAAATCTGTAAAATACGGTTTCTCATTTGAGGGGGACTACATCAAAGAGGATGAGGCACAGGCTATCATTGCTGGCATGCGCTTTAAAATTGGTGATGGGCGTAAATTGTGGTTTAAAGTTGTTGACGCTGATGGCAAAAAACAATATGTGGGCGTAGCTACAGCCTCTGGCATTAAAATTGGAGGCGGTGAGGCGGCTGAGTTTGAGGGCTTTGAGTGTACTATTAGCTGGAACTCAGCACCTAAGGAGTCCGCTGTAGTCGGATAATGTGTTTTAGGGGGGTGGCAATACTCCCCTTTTTATTTTTGATTAAAAAATTGATTAAAAATTAGTAGGAGAAAAAAATAATGGTAGTAATTAAAAAGCGTGACAATGTCATCCCTGTAGAATTTGGAGAGTTTACTCTTGAATTTATCGGAAATGACCAAAATATCCACAAAATGGAAAAAACTGGCAAAATCCTCAAAGAAGAGGGTGAGAAAGTAGCCAATGCAGATGATGAACAAGCATTTGAGGCTCTACAAGACATGGTTAAAAACTCATGGACAGAGCTATTTGACGCTGAGGCTTATCAAAAAGTCTACGATTTCTCAAATGGGTCTACTATTGACACAATGGCCTACTTACTTGAAACCATCAATGGTGTCATCTCAGAATGGGAGAGCCGTAACAACACAGACGCTCTCAAGAAATATTTAGGAGACTAACATGCTAGATTTATCAAGGAAATTGACTGATGAGTTAGTCCTTGGTGATGATGTGTACCCTATGAACATCTCTTTTAACAAGGTTTTGAAAGTAATTGAGCTTATCAATGATGATGAAATTGATGAGATTTACAAGCCCTATCTTGCTTTACAGATATTCACAGATGTAGATTTCACTCAGGCATTAACACCTGAGGAGGCCACTGGTATCTTCAAGATGGTATTTGAGGAGCACATCAGACTTATTCCAGCTAGAGATACGGCACCAGTGCTAGACCTAGCAGGCAATCCGATTAAGAGCAAGATACGCTCTAGGAGCCAATCAGAGACCAGTGCTAGATTATTTAGCTTGAAATATGACGCTGAGTATATCTACTCATCATTCATGCAAGCATACGGGATTGATCTTATTGACTCTCAGAATAGTTTGCACTGGAAAAAGTTTAATGCTCTATTAAATGGCCTGCCAAGTGATACAAAATTCTCTGAGGTTATCAAGATAAGAGCTTATAAACCTCAAAAGGGAGATAGTAAGAAGTACAGAGAGAGCATGAAAGAACTCAAAAAAGAGTACGCTCTACCTAAAGATTTTGACTACTAATTAGAAAGGAGGGAATAAATGGCAGATGGTTCAGTAACTATCAAGGTTGACATGGATGGCTCAGGTGCTCAAGCTGGAGTCAGCAAGCTCAAGTCTCTTTTTGGAGGCCTTGAGAGTACAGGGCAAAAAGTAGGCTCTGTGTTTAAATCTGTACTGGGAGCTAATTTGATTGGCTCAGCCTTATCAAGTGGGGTCAGTGCAGTTACTGGAGGCATTCGTGAGATGGCCTCTGAGCTCAATAGCTCACAAAAAGCCTGGAAAACATTTGAGGGGAACCTCCAAGCATTCGGGCGCTCATCTGAGGAAATCAAGGCAGCTAAGACCGAAATGCAGGATTTTGCAACCAAGACCATCTACTCAGCCTCTGACATGGCTAATACTTACTCACAGCTTGACGCTGTAGGTACTAAAAATGTAGGTAGCTTAGTTAAGGCTTTTGGTGGACTTGCCGCCTCAGCAGAGAACCCAGCTCAAGCCATGAAATCATTAAGTACACAGGCGACACAGATGGCAAGCAAGCCTAAAGTGGCCTGGATGGACTTTAAAATTATGATGGAGCAAGCTCCTGCTGGTATGGCTGCAGTAGCAAAAGAGATGGGAATGTCTACGGCTGACCTTGTAAAAGCTGTGCAAGATGGGAAAGTTAAGACTGAGGATTTCTTTGACGCTATGAATAAAGCAGGTAACTCAGACGCTTTCCAAAAGATGGCCACAGAATTTAAAACGGTTGACCAAGCCATAGACGGGGCAAAAGAGAGCCTCTCTAATAAGTTAATGCCAGCCTTTGACAAACTCAATTCATTTGGAATTAAGGCAGTCAATGCAGTTTCAGACGCTTTGGAGAAAATCAATTTTGATAGTTTAGCCGATAAATTAGGAGGATTTTTAGAGGGTATCAACATTGATGGCATTATTTCAAATATCAGTACATCAATCTCTAATTTTGTTGGTAAAATTAAAACTTTCTGGCAAGCATTCTCAAACACTGGGGCAGTCAGTGCATTTACTAGCGCCATTAAGAGTATAGCTGGAGCTCTGAAAAATGTCTGGGATAGTTTAACTACATCAGAAGTCTTGTCAACTCTAGGAAGTGTATTAGGCAATATTGTCAAATGGCTTTCACAGGCTGCTACAGTAGCTGGTAACTTTATCAGCTCATTGCCTACTGGAGTCATTCAAGCAATCACTGTAGGTTTACTTGGTTTAGTAACAGGTTTCAAAGCGTTTAACTTTTTAAAATCATTCAATCCTTTTGGGGTATTTAAGAGTAACGCTACATCAGCACTAAGTGGCACCACATCAACAGTCACATCAATAGGTTCACAAATCGTGGCAGTTGTCCGTAGTTTAGGGCAAAGCATTGCTACAGTAGCTAAAGGGATTGGCGAGGGCGTGGGGGCTGCTTTTCGTGGAATTGCTCAAGGTTTGTCAATGGTAAATCCGTTAACTATTGCAGCATTAGCTGTACCTATTTTAGCTCTAGGGGCAGCATTCGCTTTGATGGGAACTCAAGGCCAAGGCTTAGCAACTATCTTACAAGCTATCGGTGATGTTGTGGTCAGCGTAGGTACAGCCATAGGCACTATCCTAAACATGGCTATACAAGGATTAGCTCAAGCTCTTGTAATTGTAGCACCTGTGCTCCCTACTATAGCCTCATCATTTGCAATGATGTCCCCAGTGATTTTAGCTGTGGGGGCAGCAGTTAGCTCCATCATCAGCTCATTTAGTGGGTTAGCGCCTGTGATTACAGCACTAGGCTCAGCTATCAGTGAGGTAGTAACATCTATCAGCTCAGGCATTGCCAATGTAGCTACAGCCATAACCCCTATTGTTGAAATTATTTCAAATACTTTTGTCCAAGTTGTTAGCATTGTCACAGAGGCAGTTGTCCAAATTGTCCAAGCTATCGCTCCATTTGTGCCAGCGATTACTGAGATGGTGGTCTCAACAGCTCCTATTATCCAGTCACTTATTGAGTCATTTAATAACCTTGTCAATCAAATTAGCCCTATTATTGATAGTTTGACCAATTTGATTAAGACATTTGGTGAACAAGTTAAATCTATCCTGGATAGCGCAAAAGGCGTAGTAGAGTCATTTGGTTCAGTTATTAGGAGCGTGCTTGATGGTGTCGCTGGTATTTTTGAAAGCATGGGTAATGCTGCTAAAAATGCTGGAGCAGGCGTGAAGTTGATGGCTCAAGGCATAAAAATTCTAGTTGACCTTAACCTTGGCGATTTAGTCGGAACTCTAACAGCAACAGCCGTAGGATTGGCAGCAATCGCTAACTCAGGTATCGCTACAGCTGGGACTGGATTGCAACAAGCAGGGACAGGGCTAATGATGATTGCTACATCTGCTCAACTTGCAAGCGTAGCTATACAGAGCCTGCCAACAGCATTAAGTGCATTAAGTACAAGCATTAACCAATTACCAAGCGCTTTGACAACAGCAGGGACAGCCATGAGCACATTTGCTACATCAGCAGTGGCCTCATTTGGTGGCTTGTCTGGTGCTGTTTCAGGCATTACTGTCTTACAAAGTGCCCTTGTTGGTTTATCAAGTGCCTTAATGGCTACTATGTCAGCTACATCAGCAATGACATCAGGATTTTCTGCAGTGACTGGAGTTATCAGCTCACTAGGTGGGGTACTAGGTACAATTCCTAGCCTATTCTCAGCGATTTCAACCTCAGCTATGACAGCTAACACATCTATCATGCAATTAGCGTCATCAGCTCCTGCAGTGGCCTCTAGCTTTGCTAACATCTCTAGCTCTGCTGTGTCAGCTATGTCTCAGCTTAATTCAGTGATTATGTCAGCAATGACGCAAGCTGTCTCACAAATGAGCTCAAGTATGCAACAGATGACTAATGTGGTGAGACAATCAGCAACTCAAATGACTCAAGCAGGTCAACAAGCAGGGCGTGGAGTTTCAACAGGTATTACAAACGGCATACGCTCAGGAATTGGCTCAGCTACATCAGCAATGGCATCAATGGTCAACTCAATACGCTCAGCAGGGATGAGAGGTGTATCTACTATGCAATATGTAGGCTCAATGATTGGCCAAGGTCTAGCAAACGGGCTCTATTCTGCTTTGTGGACTGTAACAGCTGCAGCTAATGCCCTTGTCGCTCAAGCTGAAAGAGCTGCAAGAGCTAAGGCTAGAATACACTCACCATCAAGGCTATTTAGAGATAATGTAGGGCGCTACATTGCTCAAGGTATCGCGGTAGGTATTGAGAAAAACACCTCAGATGTTACTGATAGCTTGGCCTATGTCCAAAAAGAGATGTCAGCCTTTAAATTCGGTGCTGAGGACTTGCTTGGGCTTGGCAATAGCACATTAAGTCAATCATTAAAAATGAGTCTTGGACTTGCACAAGCTCAGTCTGAGAAAGCTGAGTCAGGCACTAATGCAGAAATTAACAACCAGTATACCTTTAATTACAATGGCAATAAGGTAGATGAAACTGAGAAACATGACATACAGCGTCTCATGAAAGAGATGGCATGGTACACAAATAGAGAACAAGAGAGACTAGGAGGTGTTTAATGAGCACATTTATTAAATTTGATGGCAAGAAATCTAGTGATTTTGGGTTAAAAATTATAAATGATATTGAGTTTAGCTCTACCTCCTATGATATTGAGACTATTGAGGTGCCAGGTCGTGATGGGGTGCTTTTGAAAGACAATCAAAGGCTTACCCCCGTCAAGCGTGAGTTTCCTATGAAAATCAGCACGGTTGAGAGATTATCTACATCAGAGGTAGCTATAAGTGACTGGCTCAATGTCAAAGGATGGAAAGAGTTGGAGCTCTCATGGGAACCTGATTATATCTATCTTGCCACTTTCATTGAGTCATTTAACGTCAAGGAATTACTTAGGAATTTTGGTGAGGTGAAATTAAACTTTTTAATTCACCCTATCAAATTTTTAAAGACTGGGCGCAATGAAATTCCTTTGACAAATGGGATGGCACTTAAAAATCTTGGTAACGTACAATCTAAGCCGCTGATTAAGATTAGAGGCAATGGTAATGGTATTTTGACCATCAACGGCTACCAGTTATCACTTGAGAGCGTCCAAGATGAGCTCGTAATAGATATGCAAAAACATTTAGTATATAGTGGCAATCTGTCAGCCTGGGATAAAATCACAAGAAATGGCAAGCACAGAATGCCTCTTTTTGATGTTGGAGATAATAGGATTTCATGGACTGGTAATTTTACCATGACAGCCGTGCCTAATTGGGGGGTTAAACTATGAACCCAGTATTATATAAAGCTGATGAACGCTCATTTAGAACATTTGGGCTGGGTGAGATTTCAGACGCTTATAAGGTCACTGTTACCAGAGAGAGAAATGGTAATTATGACTTATACATTAAATATCCAGTAAATGGGCACTTTGCCTCTGTGTTTAAAGAGGAGATGAAAATCAAGTCAGACGCTGGCAAGAGGACTAAATGGCAAACCTTTGAGATTAACCGTATTGTCAAGAATAGCAGTGAGCACATTGAAATTTATGCCCGTCATATCTCTATGAGAACCTCAGACCTTGCTCTGGAACCTATTGTAAGAGCCTCAAAGGTTAACGCTGAAACGGCTCTTAGGCTTTGGAAAGAGAGCCTAGTGGGTGATGATGTATTTGATGTTAGCTCAGACATCCAAACTCTAGGTAATATTTCATGGGATGTAGACAAAATAGGGAATGCTAGGAAAGCATTAGGTGGCGCCTCAGGCTCCATCCTTGATGTTTTCGGTGGTGAGTATGAGTTTGATAATAACCTCATCATCTTGCATAAACAAATGGGGCGTAAGGCTCCAACCGTACTAGAATATGGGCGTAATTTGCTTAGTGTAGAGGAGGAGAGACTCCTAGACGGCAACTACACCTCTATCTATCCATTTGCACGTTACACACCAAGCGGAGAGGAGTCACATGAGGTCTTAGTCACATTGCCTGAGCACATCCTAGATAGTCCTTATTTGAGATTATACGCTCAGAGAAGAATATCTCTAGTAGATTTCTCAGGCAAATTTGATGACAAGCACCCTCCAACAGCTGAAAAATTGAGGTCACTAGGCCAGTCTTACATCAAGAGCAATAACATTGGAGCTCCTAAAATCTCTACAGAGGTTTCTTATGTAGATTTGTCACAAACTTTGGACTATCAAGACTTTGGCGTCATGGAGGAAGTTGAGCTCTGTGACATCATCCCTCTCTACTATCCACAATTTGACATCACTACAACCACTGAGAAAGTAGTCAAGGTGGTCTATGATGTCTACACTGACTCTAATGAGGAGATAACGCTGGGCGCTATCGGCCAGTCACTGTCATCTAGCATGACTGCAGGGATTGCTGACCGTTTATCAGTAATTGAGGAGAGACAGGCCTCTATTGAGAGTGCTCTACCTCAATATCTCATCAGTGGCACTGGAAATAAAATTTGGTATGAAACACCAGCCAAAAATATTGAGCACAAAATAGGTGATACCTGGTTTGAAAAAAATGGCCAGTATCAACGGATGTATATTTGGAATGGTAGTATGTGGGAAAAGGTTCTTGACACTGAGGATGTTGACCGTGTCAAGAAAGAGGTAGATAAGCAATTTGAGGCAGTCAATACTAAGATGGCTGGGTTTGAGGCTAAGCATGACCAGACAGTTTCTGATTTACTCAAAAAGTCAAATGCTACTCAAGAATTAGTTGAGGCCTCTAATAGACTTGCTCAAGAGGCTAAAAACGCCTCTAATTCAACAGGTCAAGAGCTATCACGATACAAGCAAGACAATGAGCAAAATTTGTCTATTTTGAGAACTCAGGCCACTCAAATTGACGGGAAGGCAGTACAGGCTCTAAACAAGGCAAATCAAACAGCCACAGAGACCACTAACTTAATTGCTGATTTGAGGACTGACTTGAATGGTAAGGTATCTCTTGCTGACTTTCAGGAAGTCAGAGAAACATCTAAGCTCTATGAGCGTATCTTAGGTGGTGCTGAGAACGACGTATCAAGAAATGTTTCTCGCATGGTTATGAGTAATCAAGTATTTCAGGCTGAGGTCGGGAAATACGTTACAGATGATAACAACTTGATTGTCAATTCCATGACAATGGATAAACATACACTTATCAACGCTAATAGAAACGGTGTGAACGTATCCGTAAACGATGGTGTTTTCACAATCAAGGCGCAGGGATTAACTAACTATAACTGGTCTGGGTTTACACTCCCGATTTACGTTAAAAAAATCTATCGTGGCGAAACCTATACGCTAGGTTTCAAATATCGCATTCGTGAGAAAGTTGATACTACCTTCGTTTTCACAGTCAAAAATCACGTTGCTAATAAAGCATTACTAGCAGCTGACATTCCAAAAACACAAAACGACAACCCGCTGGACTGGTTTGAATTTCAAAAGACTTTCACGGTTCAAGAGGATTTTGCTTTTCGAGAAGACCCGCAAGGACGATACCCGTTTTACATTTTCATCGCCAAAAACGGTTGGATTGAGTTCAAAGAGCCTATCTTGGTTCGTGGTTCAAAGACTGGACCATACAAACCAAGCCAGTTTGATGATGCTTATAAACAGACAAAAGAAGCTAAAGAACTAGCAGAAAATGCTCAGACACAGGCAATTAAAGTGGCTGAAAAGGCTGAGGAGGCAAAAAAAACCTTAGAGGCTACACGGGCGCAAATGACGCTGCTATCTAACTCATGGTCTGTTAAAACTCTGAATAGCGCTAGTGATGTGCTGGGAGCTATCAACCTTAACCCTGATGGCTCGGTTAAAATCAATGAGGGATTGATTTCAGTCGGAGAAAAAACTTACATCAAAGACGGTGTGATTAAAAAATCAATGATTGGTAACGCTCAAATCGAGACGGCACACATCGGAGAGATTGATGCAAGCAAGGCAAATATCATCAATATTTCTGCTAAAAACATTGTCGCAGACGGTTTGACGGCTAACATTATCCGAGGCGGAAAGCTATCATCATTAAACAGCGTTACTGATTTTGATTTACAAACTGGTTGGATTGATATGAACAAGGAAGCAGTCGGAATTAGAAACAGATTTGACGGTATGCCTATGCAATTCTTAATTTTTGGTCAAGGTTCAATTAACGGTGTTCCAAGTGCATATACTCAATTAATGAGTAACCGTAACGGCGTTACAGGGATTGAGCATACGTCCGCAGGTATTCAAATCTGGAATGGACGTGCAGGAAGCAACGTTCAAACCGCTATAACATTTTACGGTAAGTCAATGGACTTTATGCCTAACTCACAAGGTGGTGGGGTATCAATTAATACAGAAAATAGAACCTTTAATGGTTTAAATGACATTGTAATCCGCGGGCGCTCTTTGGTTCAGTTGCTTGACTTAATAGATAAGAATTTTATAGGTATTGAAAATCATTTTAAATATAACAACCTCGGCGCTCCTGGACGTTATACTATTAGAATTTAGAAAGGTAAACAATGAACACACAAGAAAAGGTTATCAATAATTTAGGCATTCAACTAGCTAATAAAATTATCGCAGAGTCTTTCAGTCTTGCTGAACGTGATGAGGCACTTGCTGAGTTGCAACAAGTTAAAGATGAGCGTGATGAGGCGCTGAGGAACTTAGAAAATATCAAGTTAGGTTTTGAGGGAATGAATAAGATTTTACAATCTGATGAACGTCTTAAAAATCTCTATGAGGAAGTAAAAGCAAAACAAATTGAGAAAGGGTAATATATATGGAATTTAAAGTAATTAGTAAGTATCTACAAGATAGTAATAGGACTTTTGTTGCTATCCGTCAAGAAAATCCATATACGGCTTTTGACCGTGTACTGGTTGGAGACCGTACAAATGAGCCTGATAATGTATTGATTGAGGCTGTACTTGGTTTAGTTGCCACAGAGTTCAATCCTGCTGAGGGTGTCAAACAGTTGCAAGAGGATTTAAAAATCCAAGAGCAAAGTTATGACAAGAAACTTGAGGAGAAAGAAAATGCTATCAATGCTGTCAAAGCCATTGCTAACTGGGCTGTACTTGCAAGGGTGACAGATGTGGACAATCCACTAAACCCTATAGTATTCAAGCGTGGTCTTGAACTGGTAGACCTTGGCCAAGTTGGTAAAGTTTACCAATCTCAAGACATTTTCACGATTGAAACCCCTGAACATAATGAACTCTATCAAGAGGGCAAGCGTGTCATGGTACAAGTAAATGAGGCGTTTACTTATCAAGGTCAGACATTGAAAGAACTAGCAGACCTTGAAAAAAATGGTAAGTTAGGTATTTGGAAATGGGAACCACCAAAAGAAAACACCCCAACATCAAGCACAGAGCTGAATACTGAGGCAGTGCCACAATAAGAAAGGGGGGCAAACGTGACTATATCAGATTTAATAGCACATCTAGCTCCTACTGTGGGTGTAATTGCTACTGGATGGTTTGGACTTACAGCAAGTAAGTCAGCTAACTTGAATAAACAGCAATTTCATGAGCTCAAAGATGAACTAGGAACCATCCAGTCATCAGTCAATGATATCAGAGTTGTTGGAGAGGATAACAACAAAAAAATAAGTGAGGTTAATGATAAGCTAGTAGTACATGATGAGGCTCATCTGGTCACAATGTATCTGAGACTTGAGAGAGACATGACTACGGCAATCAATCGTGGATATACAACGGTTCATGAGTCTGACATTGTGCATAAAATGCACTCAAGCTATAAGAAATTAGGAGGCAATGGATATATCGATAGCCTCTACAATAAATATGTAAATTTAGAAGTGAGGAATTAACATGAAAATTAACTGGTTAGTACGTTTTAAAAATAGAGCTTTTGTCATCCGCCTTTTACTAGCTATCATCCTACCTATTTTGACCTACTTTGGGTTAAAATTTGAGGATTTAACTAGCTGGGGTGGAATTTATGAGCTGTTCTTGAAATTCTTAGGAAACCCTTACCTTATCGGGCTCTCAATCGTGAGCGCTCTAAACATTGTGCCTGACCCTACCACTGCAGGGTTGTCAGACAGCTCAAGAGCTCTATCATATACAGAGCCTAGCGAAGATTAAACAGTGAGAGCCTAATAGGCTCTCTTTTTATTAGAAAGGACAATCAAAAATGCCAATCAATATTGAAAATGCCATTGCTTGGATGAAAGCTAGAGAGGGCAAAGTATCCTATAGTATGGAATACAGGGACGGCTCAGACTCTTATGATTGCTCTAGCTCAGTCTATTATGCTTTGAGGAGCGCTGGTGCAGTATCAGCTGGATGGGCTGTAAATACAGAGTATGAGCATGACTGGCTTATTAAAAATGGTTATGAGCTTATCGCTGAAAACACAGAGTGTGACGCTCAGCGTGGAGATGTCTTTATTTGGGGACGCAAAGGAGCCTCAGCTGGGGCTGGTGGACATACTGGAATTTTTGTAGACTCTGACAACATCATCCATTGCAACTATCGCTATGACGGTATCACGGTCAACAGTCATGACTATATCTGGGCTCTTGCTGGACAACCATACTTTTATATCTACCGCTTGACAAACCCAGACGCTCAACCTGAGGCGCCTAAAAAAGGCTGGCAAAAAGATGATAAAGGGTACTGGTACGCTAGAGCAAATGGCTCTTATCCTAAGGCAGAATTTGAGTACATTGAGGAAAATAAATCATGGTTCTATTTTGACGAGTCAGGCTATGCTTATGCTGACAAATGGCTCAAGCACACAGATGGCCACTGGTACTATTTTGACAAGGATGGCTACATGGCCACATCCTGGAAAAAAATTAATGAAAAATGGTACTATTTCAACCGAGATGGTGCAATGTCTACAGGATGGGTCAAATGGTATGAGAAATGGTATTATCTTGACTCAGAAAACGGGGAAATGAAATCTGACTGTTTCATTAAATACAATGACGGTTGGTACTTACTACTCCCTGATGGTCGTATGACTGATAAACCTGAGTTCACTGTAGAGCCTGATGGGCTCATTACAGCAAAATAAAAATAAAGCATAGAAAGGCTTTCAGAATTTAATT